ATTTGTCTTATCAAATTTTAATGTTACCGTTGATGTGGTGCCAACACCAACAGTTCCAACACCTGTAACACCAAAATCAACTGTTGATCCTGCAGATACAAATCTATTTTTAAATTGACTATCAAAATAGAAATTCAAATTATATCCATTCAAAGATGGATCTGAAACATAGAATAATAAATTATCATTTCTTACAATATTCAAAGGAGGATTTACAAGAGATAATTCTTGAGTTCCACCACTATTTGCAGTTATACTAACCACTTTTGGTGGTTCGTTCATTACATCATATCTTGTTTCTGCTAACTGGAAATTACTATCATCAGTTTTATAAACAAAATATGTTCTTTGTGATGTTAAACCTGTTGCTGGAGATCCATCATAAAATAATTTTTGTCCAGTTTTAAATCCATGATTTGCAATATTAATTGAATCTGCATTTACTGAAGAATTTGTAAATATTGTTGGATTTATTAAGAGTTTATCATTTTGAGCACTATACTTAACAACAACAGATGTCGCACCTGCACCAACACCTTTTGTTTGAGTTGATAACAATTCAAGTTCAATATTGTCATTATTCTGAAGTCCATGTAATGTAGAACCAACAGATACAGTCGCTATACCAACATTTACAGTTATTCTTTCTACTTTACCCTTTACTTGAGGATAGTTTGATTCTATTGAGTATTCAAAATTATCAAAGTTACCAGTTTTAAAGAAGACGGGAGTTGTATTAACAGTTAAAGCAAGACCTACAACATCGTCAGAAAATTTTCTTATGTAAACAGTTGTGCTTAATCCTGCAGCAGGTAAATTAAAATCTGCTCCTACTTGGAATCGATCACCAAGACCAATTGTAAACTGTGTAGCAGCACCTGATGGTTTTCTAAGAATTACTTCCTGATTATCTTTGAAAGGATGATTTGGTAAGAATATTCCTTTAGCTGGGATTGAAATTACTTCTGCTAATTCACCTTGTGTAAAGGATTTACCAATTGATACTGCTCGACCAGATGTAACAGCAACACCGACTGACTCAGCGGGATTAAAATATACAATATCATTCTTTTTAGATACAAATTTACCTATATCTGGTGATTCTATTTGTACTACTTGTGGAATTGTTTGAACTAATCCACCTAAAACATGAGATGCGGTATGTCCAGAACCCACTACTCCTCTTTTAACCCTTAGAATACTTCTCTCTTTAAATGCATTTAATACTAATAATTTTTCAGTTCCTATACCAATGCTACTTCCTGCTGACACTGAATTTGGAATTCTTGCCAAATATATGTCAGTAACTATACCTGCTGTAGCATTTGCTGGTACATCTTTATATAAAACAGTACTTTCAGAATTGACTCCGATTTTATGAGATCCCCTGAGATTGGGAATATCAGTCGTTACTCCAGATATTACAATGGTGTCACTTGTATTTAATGTATGAGATGTAGAAATGAATCCAGAAATCGCACCATTTCCACCACGAACAAATACGACATCATTATATGTTGTTACACCTACAGTAACATTATCAACTTCTTTACCTTCAACACTCATTACTTTTGCAGCAGCACCACCTCCACCTGTATCAGAATTATCAAAGTTAAGAGAATCTTCAACTTTGTAGTTACTTCCCGCTGAAACTATTTGGAAATCGTCAATATTTCCGTTCGTAACAGATTCAATTATTGATGTTTGTTGATTGATTTCATATGATTCAATTACAAAATTATAATCTGCATTATCGTCATCCAACTTATATGGTAAAGAGTTTCGAGTGAGATTAGAATTGTTAAAATCAAAACTTGATTGAGATAGTGAAAAATTATCAGATATAGGAGTTGATCTATAAGTATCTCCTATAAAATAAGGATATCGGGGTTGTGATGTAACGGTTGAAATACCAGCAAAATATGCATAAGTGCCGTTTGGAAAATCAGGAGTTTTACAATATCTACCGTTGTTAATATCTAAATCACCGGAATTTGTAAAATCATAGTCTTCAATAAAAAATCCTGCAGCAAAACTACTAGTTGGTGGACGATTAATTATTTTTGTTGTATCTAAATCATATCCAGTTCTTAAAACTCTAGATAATGAGTTGTTATTATCTGCTTCAGAATATCCATAGGGGCCATATATCGGATTACCATCATATGCCCATCCAATGATTGGAGAATGCAGTTGAGGTGATGTTGTCACATCGCCAAAAGCACCCTGTATTTTATTTGAATATCCAACCACTGAATATTGTAAATTTGTTTCTGCCTCTCTTAATAATATCTCATCACCAAATCTAACAAGATTATTAATGGTTAAATCTCTTACAGCAGAGTCAATTATAAAACCTGACCCATTGGGAGTAATTTTCACATCAGGTGATGTAGTGTATCCAATACCGGGATTGATTACTTTTACATCAGTTATTTTTCCATCAGTAACAACAGCTCTTAATTTACCACCAATACCAGTTCCAATTCCAACTAAATCTAAATCTGGTGCTGATGTATATTCTTTACCACCAAACATTACGTCACAACCTATGATTTTACCATCAAAAACGATTGCTCTCAATTCAGCGTCTTTACCATTTAATATTTTTATATTAGGTTTCTTTTCAAAATTTAAAATTTCTGATCCATAGTTAGTTCCGGGTTCATGTAAATATCCATCCACTAATTGTCCACGTATTTTAGGTGTTATAACTAAAGATTCTGTGCGACCAGCAGATACAGGTGAATATATTGCATCTACTCTCACCACGATTGGTTCAAAGAAAAATTCATGATTAGTGGAAGTAAATACTTCAGAAATTCTTTGGAAATTTTTTCTTAGATAATTTGAATTTGGATCTGTTGCACCAATACCAACATCAATAAGTCTAAATTTATCATTATCTAACTTTAAAACACGATAACGTGTAGTAATTCCAAGTCCTACTGGTGCATGATTTGCATTACCACTTGATGGAGCATATTGTACTAAATCACCTGTAATGAATCCATGATCTTTAAAATTGATAGAGTTGTCTACAGTATGAATACCAACGGGTTTCACAATCAATCTTCGATTAGTATAATTTGAACCAGAATCAATAACTTTTACTGCTTTTAGATGATTTTTTAAATTCAGGAAAGAAAATTTATGTGTACCTGCAGTATTCTCTACAGTAAATCCAACAGTATTAATACCAGCAACATAATCATCAAATTTTTCGTATAAAAAGACAGAACTTACTCCAACAACTTGTGGATAGTAAGTTGCACCATCTATTAGTGTTTTACCTTGTGCAGTGTTTGAACCAAGATAAGTTCCAACACCCAAAGATAAATTTCCATTGTTATTATATACAAGAGGTTCACCATTTTCTAAATTATGTGGTCTTTTAAACTGAATCAAATCATTAATTTGATCAACTCCACCCTGAACACTCTTTAATCTAGCATCAAATTCTATTTCCCTTTGTCTTTTAGTTACGACAGGTTTTAAAACTGCTCCTGATCCATTACCACCTGATATGGTAATTGACATGACTTTTTCTACATCAAAATGTTGTTGATCAACTAATACTTCCTTTAATGATCCTTTCACTACTGGTTGAACAATCGCAGTTGTTCCAGTGCCGGGTGAAGGTATGCTGATAGTTGGTAAATTTATGACATCAAAATTTTTACCTTGATTTAAAATTTTAAAATCTGAAAGTGGGCCAAAATAAATCTTATCTAATGACTTGTAGTTTGCTATTTCTACACCATTTTTCAGAATACCTGTTGTACCCGGTTCTGTCTTTATTGCCTCACCCGACTTAATATTAACCTCTGCGGGGAACTTTCTTAAAACTTTTTGAACACCTATTTGTTCATTTCTATGTCTTAGTAAAATAAATTTATGTTCTGCTGTAGATGATGTTTGATTGGAATTATCAAATTCAACATATGGAGGATTAGATGCCTCGACATTAGTAACAGTTATGAACGATCTTGATGGAAATAGTCTTATAACATTATCATCAAGGGTATCTGAGTCTAACACTTCGACATAATATATTGTACCAGTAGATAATCCGACTAAAGGATTCTCGTTTGGCATATAAACAACAGCATCTCCTGTTATAAAATTAACGGGAGCATTAAATTGCAACTTTGAATATAATCCAGTTGTAAGATTTCTATCAAGTAATTGAAAATTTTGAGCATTAGTTCCAAAATAATCAGCTACTGGAATTCCAGTAGATGTGTGAACTGTTCCAATTCCAGATCCAAGTGTTTCTTTAATAACCTTCTTTTCAATTGTATATGAAGGCATTGATGATGATGCTACATAAAAATTTTCATCTTCATCATTGTAAGTATTTTGTACGTCAGTTGTGATGACACCATTTCCAAATTGTAAATCGATATCAGATGCAGCATTTGCTTTTTTAAGTTCTCTTTGAATATCATATTCCGTTATGCCATCATTTAATAATGATATACTTAAACTAATATCATTTGTGCCAACAGTCGCGGTTACATTTCTAAAAATTGGTATAAATTCACCTCTTCTAAAAACAGAAACTTTATCACCTGTTGCTAATTGAGACTTATCAATTTTTGATTTATGGTCAAAATTTGATGTTGTGGTGTTGACCGCTGTAGCAGCAGGAATATCAAGTTTAACTCTACTTGCGGTATTATAAATCCATGAATTAAAAAATACAGTTTTTCTTGATTTATCACTTGGTAAAGTTGGATTTGGTATTTCTTCACCTAAATTCTTTACTGTTATTTTTTCTCCCTCAAGAGTTACACTTGAACCATCACTTGGTAAAAGTTCAAAGTCAGACAACACCCCAGTTATTCTAAGTTCAACTCTTTTTGTTAAATCTCCTTCTTCATAACCAAATATGAATTCATCACTTCTTAAATCATCTGTAGATCTTATTGAATTTCCAATTCCAGTGCAAAGTAAAAATTGATTGATAGATTTATCACCATATGTGATTGTATTTGTTCCATTTACACCATTTGTAATTACGGTTCCTGTTGTACCAAAACCAACTGTAGAATCAACAGTTAATACATTACTTCCTACAGGTGCATCTTCGATAACTCTTGTTTTTCCCGGAATAGTAAATGTACCTTGTATCGCAGATCTCTCATCATAACCTACGAACAAATTCAACTTATAATAAGTTGTAATTCCTAAATTTCCAGACCTACTAAAAATTTCAACTTCAGATACAGATCCAGAAGTAGTTAAATCTGTTGATTTTGTAATTGTTTGTCCTATTAACTTATTTGGATCACCTGATATTCTCTCTGCAACAACAACTTCTCTCCGAATATACTCAGAAGATGATGGTTTAATTAGACGATTCTCTAAATCAACAATTTTTGGAGTAATCCCGTATAAAACATTAAATAAAATTCTAAATGACTCTTCTGTTCCTTTAGATTTGTATAAGGATTTAGACTCCTTAATAAAATTACTAATGTCTATATTTGTATTTAATTGTGTATCCTCTAATCCGGGAGTTAAGTATGATTTAACTTTTTGATAAAATTCTTTTAAAAATAAAACACTTAGATTTTCGACTCTGGAGTTTGCAGTGTGTGTTCCAGCGATACTTGTAGAAAACACAAGTTCACCTCTATTAACTGGATCTGTATAAGATGTAATACCACAAAATCCTCTCACACATCCGGTAAATGAATTTGTTGTAATACCAGTGTAGGTAATAATCTCATCATCAATCTTAAATAGTCCATATTCATCAGGAAAACCTTTTGTCGATGAAACATTGAATATGGTATCAGACTCACTGATTGCTGATGTAAGTGTTGTTACACCTACAATCACTTCTGGCGTTAAATTATCAAGTTTGATATATTGATCTAAATTATCAGTTAAATCTACAACACCACCACGATGTCCTTGTGAAATATAATATTGTTTTAGAAAATCAACCGCTAAAGGACTTTCTGACCTAATAAACTCAGGAAGTTGATTTTCTATTATTTGTTGAACTTGTATACGTTTGTCTATTCCAGTTCCAATCATGTTCTTGATAGTTCTCCGTTAGAGTAACTTGATGTGACTTTATAACCAACACCAGATATTTGTTCTCCTGATGTAATTGTGTCCTTAACCATATTTATTTGACTACTTGGGATGTTAAAATCTAAGTAAAGATCCTGCAACCCAATAACATCATTAGATTCAGGGAATGCTTGTATCTCAACGATATTGTTAGGTTTATCCGTTGAAGTTATATTTATAGTCGATAAATTAATCTCACCATGCACATAATCAACCACTCCAGCTGATTTGACAACAACAATTGTTTCACCACTTGCATTTATTCTAACAATTGAGACAGTTCCAGTTAACTTATCTGGATTAGGTATATCAGTAAAGTATACAGTTTCAATTGTTCCTTGAATTTTAAATCCTGTGCTCTTTATATTTAATCCCTCTGGTTTAACATTGAATTGATTACCAAAACATAATTCATATTGAGCAAACTGATTTACGAGTGCATTAAGATTGCGACGAATTCTAACTCGTGTAATATTTGAAGTAATTGCCTTATCAATATTATCAACAACATTTAAAACTTTACTATACTTGAATCTACCACCAAATTTATTTACATCACCTGATTTTGAATAAGTGGTAAGTGCTGATGTAATTTTTGTTTTTAGATTATTTACTGCTGCTACTTTTGTAGTATCATAGTAAATGAAGGACTCTACCTCAACATAAAGAACTTGTAGATCAACTATTTTTTGATTGATACCTGTCAATGAATAACTCTTTAATTTTGTGAGTATTTGTGTTTTATCAAAATCTGATACAAATTCACCATTCTTTGGTTTAATTGTTATCAATACAGTCCCAAACTGTGGTGGATCAACCTCTTCACCACCAACAACTGATACACTTTCCGTATTTGGATATACTTGTTGCACTATTGATTCATAATCCCGTGCTGTAACCGCTCTGTACTGCGATGAATATAGTCTAGGTGCGAAATACTTAATTGAATCAACACTCTCAATATCTCCACCATTTGACGCTGCTGAGATAGTGTTAATTGTCGGAATCACTGAAGGAGTTATTACCTGACCATTATCGCCTAAGAAACTACCTGCAAAGTTAAAGAACTCAGGCCCATTACCCTCTGATCCGGATGTAACTACGTATTGAACAGTTATTACTGCACCATTATCAGGTTTTCGACCAAATATACCATCACCAAATAAGAGTTCATACCTTTCATCCTGAACTTCTTGAATTAGAAAAGTATCTGATATCGAACTTATTCCTACTATGTTATCAATCATCTTATATTGTTTACCCAATACCCCCGGAGTGCCCACATAAGCGACAATAGATGAAGAATCGATGTTTGCATTATCCAGTATAAATCGTTGCTCTAAAGACCCGTCAACGATGAATTGTGATGTCAAGAATGTTCCTTCCAAAACTTCAATTGGAGAAGTTGCAGATCCAAAAGATGCAGTTGCAATTCCACTACTAACAGTTGTTGCTGCAGTTATCTCTTCAGAGATAGAAAACACTATATCTGAGTCATTTGAACGACCTACACACACTAGGCCTGGTTGTAAAGATATTGAAGAACTTGTAGAGTTGGCAGTAACATTAAACGAAATTGATGCCCTTGCTGCTGATTTTGAACGGGGTACATAACCTATATTTCTTGCTAAAGATACAACGTTCTCTCTTAAGGTTGCTGAGTCAAGAAAAGACTCATTCACAACAAGATTAGAGTTAAACGCAGAGATATATGTATTGTATGCCAGTGCATCAATCAAGACTGAAAAGTTAGATCCTTCAAAATCAAAGTCAGTAAAGTTTGAATTTGCTCTTAAATATTCTTTTATTTGAGTTTTAATCTGATCAAAGTCAAGATTAGTAAATTTAGTAACTGGCATTATCTTGTTGCTTTAAGTATGAATGAAAATTCTTGTTCTGGAAACGTTTGTCCAATAATATCAAAGAAAACGTTAACCTCAAATTCGTTTGTATCTGGTCTTGGTTCAACGGTTACGTTTAAATTATCAACTCTTGGTTCAAAGTTTTCAATAGTCGTTTGAATTTGTCTTTCTATGATTGATGCTGTACCAAAATCAATAAAACCGGGTGCATTTTCAAATAAACTATCTCTTACATCAGATCCAAGTGTAGAATTAAAAAATCTTTCATTCGGTATTGTTTGAACAAG